ATAAACACTTAGGTTTCTGACATTCCTCTGCATGGAAATAGTCAGGGTTTTGGCACTTGTACCTGTACCTGTCTTCACATCCCGATAGCATAAATGCTATAAAAATCAGTAAATATTTCATGCGTAGACATCCACAGAATAAGGTTTTACCCATTGGGTTTTTATATGCTCAACTTTTTTCCTGTAGTCAACCTGCAGATTTAACTGCTTCATGGCCTCTAGGTGCTGTTTATGCAACAACTTCTGGCTTTCTCTAAGCATCTGAGCATTGCTTTGATAAGTAGATATTTTCATCCTAGTCCTATGTAAGCTAGAAATTTGTTAACTATCTTGTCAGACAAATCATCAGGCAAGAATCTCAAAAAGCCAAGAACCCACCAAGCGATACACAAACGCACAAATATCTTCAGAAACTGGTCAAATTGTTTCTGATACTCATTCATCGACCACAGCGTTTAGTTGTTTGGCAGAAATCCATCAACTCATTTATGCCGATACCAACGAGAAGGATTACGAACGCAATCCCTCCAATAAGAGCGACCATCTCCATCTCTGCTTGTGCCTTCTCCTTGGCTTTTTTTTCCTCGGCTTTTAGTGCTGCCATCTCTTTGGCATCATCTCGATCCATTTCAGCTTGACGAGCTTTAATCTTATTCCAGACGTCAATCTTGCCAGTCTGCATGAAGAGCATCTTCAACTCTTCCTCAAACGCTCTGGCTTGCTCAAGTGCCATCTCAATCTGAAGAGCAGCACCCATGTTGCTACCCTTCTTTTCTCTCTTGGCTTGAAGCATGGCTTTAGTTGCTTGACTCTTAGCGTCAAACATCTTGCCAATCATTGGGGCAAGACCACCTATGTCATTGGCTACCTTACTAGCCTTCTTGACCATGCTGATGGCTTTTTGCAAACCATCTAATGCGCTAATGGGGTCTATCATTACTTCACCTCAAGGCCAACAAATTACAATAATGTAGAAACAAAATATGACAAAACAACTCAGACAGGCTGCAGCAATGAATGCAAGCAGCCAGTCTTTCATGTTATTTGTTCAGCAAGAAACGCTCAGTACCATACTCAGGCATCTGTCCTAACCCATAGTTTGTTAATGGATTGGAAGTTATCTGATTCAGTAAACCTGGCATTTGAGGTTGTGAACTAGGCAACATATTGCGTTGATACATTGGAGAAACAGCAAGAGAACGCAATGTTGGTCTTGTTGCAGCACTTATCATCACAGATGGGTTTCCTGCGGCGGCACTAGCAACACCTGCGGTTCCAATATCCAATGGACTAAAGCCAGGGACGCTACCAACCCTTGCTACATTTTGGAAAGCAGTTGGATATGCGGCAGCAGCATCTGCCAATGTTTGCAATTCACTAGGAACAATTTTGCCTTTTCTAGCAAGTGTTCCAAGGTCAGCGCCTGATACATTGCCAGTAGCAGCATTTAATGCTTTTTCAATCGTGTAACTCTTAGCAATATCTTGACGAGCTTGCTTAAAGTTATTCATCAAATCTGGTTGATTAAAGTTTTGCAAATTACGTTCTGCAAGATTTTCAAGTTGTTTTGCAGCAAACTTTTGTGCATTACCAATGTTTTTATCTTTCGCACCTGCAAGGGGAGATAAATTTGTTTGAGCATCATCTCTAAGTCGTTTGATTAACTCAACAAGACCATCACCATCAAAATTCATTTGCTTTAGACGATTTAAAACATTTAGTTCTGCAGAAACATCTACAGTTTTAGCCATGTTTTGCAATCGAGCTGTTTCTTTGTTTAAGTCAGTCAAAAACTGTTTGTCAGCGTAATAAGTTGGGTTTGCTCTCAAAGCGTCATAAGCCAAACCTTTTTCAGCACGATACTGTTTTAAAACTTCTGGTGTGATTTCAACATCTGGTGCAAGCTTTAAAGCTTTACGAGCTTGCTCATTAACCAACTGTTGATTTTTTACAGAAGCAATTTGACTGGTTTGTTGCTTACCAGAAATACCTTCAATCAACCTGTTAATCATTGATGGATTAACTTGTGTTGGAGGTAACGTAGCGCCTTGTGCAATTGCACGTTCAGCAACCAATTGAGCTTGTGTCAGATTAGCTGGCGCTTTAGGAGTTGTTAATGCACTAACAGATGCTGTAGGTGCAGTTAACAAACCACCAACTGCAGCTTCGTTAACTACTTGTGCAGGATTGATAGTTCCAGTAGTTGCTTGTTGTTGAGCAGCAGATGAAAGTGCGGCAGTAGTACCACCTGCAGCTACATTTTGTGCAAGAGCAACAGTTCTAGGTGCGGCTTGAGCCAAAGCTGTAGGCGTAGCAGAAACAATAGATTTCTGGATAGCACCAGGCAACACTAGATTGGCAGGATCAAGTAAACCAGTAGCCATGCCGCCAACCAACAATCCTGGACGCTCTGTGGCAACTTTGTAAGTGCCTTTCAGAATGTCACTAATGGACTGTGTAGGTTGAGCGACAGGCTGTGGTTTGTTGCGATCAATGCCAAGGTATTCATCAGAAAAGCCAAGCTTACTCAAGCCACCTTTAATGCCTTGAGCCATTAAGTCGGCAGTACCAAAGATCAACTGTCCACCAGTAGTCTTGCCACGCAAAACATCTAATGGGTTGAAGCTTGCGGCAACATCTTGCTGAAACTGTGACTTAGGTTGGAATGCTTGCGCTCGTACACTTGCCATCAAATCATTAGTTGTGGCTTGTGTTCTAGGAGCTTGTTGAGTTGTTTGTTGTCCACCAGTCAAAGGAACAAAATCATCTGCTGCTACAGTTTTAGGAGTCGCTTTAGCTGTAGTTTCTTGTCCGAAAGGAACGAAATCGTCATCAGTTGTAGATTTAGACATAAAGTTTTGAACCTTTTGTACATAATTTTGAGTCTCTTTAAATGGAGGAACGCCACCATACTTTTCAACATTACCTGGGCCAGCGTTGTATGCTGCCATAACCAATGTAGGATCTTGGAATCGTTGAGTCAACTGGCCTAGATACTTAACACCACCACGGATGTTATCTTTCCACTCCATTCGATTAACACCCAAGTCTTTAGCAGTAGCACTCATCAACTGCATCGGACCATAGGCACGATCACCAGACTTTGTTTTAGGTCCAATGGCGTTAAAAGCTCCACCAGACTCTGTTTCAACAATGCCTTGTACTAAAGAAAGAGGAACACCTTGACGCTCTGCCTCTTGAGCAGCAAAAGCAAAGATTTCGTCTTTAGTTGCCATTATTGACCTACTGTGAAGAGAGAGCCATCAGGCTTCTTAATCAAGATAGCACCAGTTGATTTACTGCGGCCTACTGTAAAACCTGCTGGCATTACTGGAGCGCCTTGTGAACCACCTTTTTGCCAATTAACAACTTGTTCAGTCAGGAACTGGTTGAACTTTGGATGATTAAAGATTGGTTGATTCTCAGGAGCCTTTTCCCATGCTGTAGTAACCTTTCCAGGGTCACCCATATATCCCTCAATGAATCGTTGACGAGCCAAATCTTTATCTGCCAATGCCTCTTCTTGTGCGGCAAGCATACGAGTAGCAGTTGCAGGATCTGTCAATGTTGCATAACCTCGAGCAATAACTTGTGCGTCTAAGTTAGAAGCAGCACCTTTTTGTTGTGCAGTCTTTTCTAACTGAGCAGTAGCAATTGCTTGGTTCATACGAGTCACATCAGTAATGTCTTGTTCAAACAATTTACCAATGCCTGGGATTGCATTCATGTAGCTATAAACACCTGCTTGAATACCAGTCAACTTGTTGTTATCAATTCTTGTAGACAAGTCGTACAACTGTTGTGCGGCAAGCTTTCTCCCACCTGCAGTATCAGATGCATCTTGGCTATTTTTAGAGAATGTTTTGAAACGTGCATCAGCAGTTTCATTTATTGTCTTTTGCGATGGAGAGACTTCAGCAACTGCTCCACCACCACCAGCTCCACCAGTAGCTTTATTTAAGCCTAAAATATCAGCCCGAGAAACTAATTTAACTTCTTGTGTTCGTGGATCAACTACTCGCTCTACTTGACCAAAAGCGCCACCCTGTGCTTTAGCAGCTTCACGCTGTTGCAGAGTTTGAATTGATCCTGCCATATCACGAACACCAATTAAATTACCTGCTCTGTCATAAAGAGGTTGTTCGCCTGGTTGTAAGGAATAAGTTAAGTTTTGTTCAACTGCTTTTCCATAGCCTGGTGCAGATGTAATGTTGAAATCTACATTACCACCTTGAACTGTTGGTCTTGAAACTAAACCAGTCTTAGCATCAAAAGTAGGAAGGCCACCAATAGGTTGCATATTCGCATTTGTCAAGATTCCACTTGGTTGCGCTGTTGGTTTTAATGCAGAAATGGTTTCACGCATTGCGGATTGACTTGCAGTTGGCAAATTCAACACATCTTGCAAAGCATTCTGGATATTAAAAGGCAAACCTTGTTTGGCTAATGCTTTACGCTCTTCTTGTTGAGCAGCAACATCAGGAGTAACAGGCCCCATATATTGGGGGTTGTTCTCGTTAAACTGAGTAGGCATATACTTCGCTTGGAAGTTGCTCAATGCGGCACGATCTGCAGCTTTTTGTTGCATCTCAGCAATACCACGTTGTCCACTCAAGTACTGCTCTGGTACTGAATAAGCAGACTTTAGACCCATTGATGGATCATTGCTTAACAAAGAGCCAAGCAAGAACTGCTGAGTAGCTTGCTTTTGAAGACTATTCTTCTCTTCATCACTAAGACCAGTAAGTGCTGCATCAGACAGCAAACCGAGATTGAACATATAAACTCCTTAAATACCGAACAAACCAAGCAAACCTTGGCGTGACGTAGATGAAGACTGCATACCAGAACCACCACCAACATTGAGACCCAATGCTTGGTTGATGATCTGTTGTTGCTCCAATGGCAGATTGCGGATGGCATCCAACTGTTGTTGTGAGAACTGTTGTTGAATAGTGCCAATGTTTGCCAAGTTCTGAGCGCCAGCAAAGCCCATCTGTTGACCACCTTGTGCAATATTAGACATCTGACCTGCAGCACCCAAACGCTGTTGGTTAGCAGTCAAACCTGCTTGTTGGTTAGCCAGATTAGCTTGCAAGAAGTTCTGAGCATTTGTCAAACCAGTTTGTTGGTTCAATCCCGCTTGTTGGGCAGCACGAGCATTGATAGCAGCTTGGTTAGCCAAACCTGCTTGGTTAAATGCAGCAGCACCAAACTGACCTGCTTGGTTCAAAGCACCCATGTTTGCCAGAGTCATGGCTTGCTGATTGCCTGCATTAAACTGAGCCAACGCATTTTGTGCGGCAGCGTTCTGAGCAGCAATCGTATTCTGAGCATTAGCACCAAACTGGAATGCTTGGTTTTGTGCGGCTTGTGTAGACAAACCTGCTTGCTGAAGTTGTTGAGCATTGAACTGAGCAAGTGCATTAGCTGCAGCTTGATTGCTCATACCTGCTTGCTGTAAATTGCCAGCGTTATATTGAGCCATTTGGTTGGCAGCAGCTTGGTTTGCCAATGCAGCTTGATTACCTGCTTGAGCGCCAAACTGAGCTGCTTGATTAGCTGCAGCAGAACCTGCAAGACCTGCTTGTTGTAAGTTACCTGCATTGAACTGTGCCATTTGATTGGCAGCAGCCGCATTAGCAAGGTTGGCGGCTTGTTGGTTCATTGTGTTCATCTGACCAACATTAAAGTCCATGCCCTGATTAGCAATACCTGCTTGCAAACCAGTAGCTTGATTAGCTTGCGCAGCTTGTAAGCCAGTAGCTTGGTTAGCACGACTTGCTTCCAAAGCAGCTTGTTGATTAGCCAAACCAAACTGACCTGCCAAAGCAAGAGCTTGCTGAGTAGTAGCTGCATCTTGAGCTTGGTTAAGTTGCTGTGCTTGCATAGTACGAGCAATGTCAGCCTCAGAAGCTTGTTGGGCAGCTTGGTAGGCGGCAGCATTCTGTTGAGCAACCAATCGAGCCGCATTCTCACCAAACGCACGATTAGTCTCAGCTTCAGCCACACCCTGACGAGATCCACCAAAAGCTTTGGCAGCAGTAGCTTGGGCAGCAGTCTGTTGTTGTTGCAACTGGCGTGAACGCTCTAAATCCTTCAAACTTTGCTCAGTAACAGCTTGTGTATATGGGTTCATATACTGCTGAATATTCTGATTCAAGAATGATGCGGCTTGAATATCACGAACATTCTGACGTGCTTGAGGAGCAATTTGTCCTAAAGCTTCTGATGTAACGTCAGCACCACTTACTCGGTCAGCAGCAATACGCTCTGCGGCAATACGTTCTGCTTCTACATCACGCACAGCTTCACGGGCTAATTGTGCGGCTTGGGCTTGTGCTGCTTCACCTGCAGTAGCACCTGCAAAACGATCAGCCGTATAACCTTGTGTAGTGGCAGTAGCTGCAGGACCTGCGCTAACACCAGTAAAACGCTCTACAGGAGCAGCAGTCTGACCGCCATATCCTTGGGCTGTGTAACCAGTAGCTTGAGCTAATGTGGCAGGACCTGCGCTAGAGAACTGACCAGTAGTAGCGTTATAACCTTGTTGAGCAGCCAAAGCCGCAGGGTCTACTCTAGCACCACGAAAAGCGTTGTATTGAACATTCTGAGGTTGGTAATTAGCAGCCTGACCAGCAACATCAAATGCGGCACGCATACCAGTAAACACTTCGCTATTAGGATCAGCAAAGTTACGATAGATCTGCGCACCAGTTAATTGGTCTTGGTTAAAACCTGCAAACTGCCGTGGAGCTAAACCTGCGGCAACACCCTGTGCGCTTTGTACGTTTTGCAAATAAGCATCACGCAATGCAGGATCAAGTTGCTGTGTTTGTTGACTTGAACCACCAGACATAATTACACCTCCGTAGAAAGCCAATAATGTGTTGGCTTCATGTTAAATTTAGATACAAAAGTTCTAGACCAACCCCTACGACCTGTTAGGGTGATCCTTTGGCATCCCATGTGTTCAGCGAACTTTTGAATATGGGGGGTAAGTGTCTCTAGTTCCTCTAGATTACCACCTGCCAAAAATATATGCAAAACCTTCATTCTTGGAAAGTTTTGAACCTGAGTGACAACAGCACTATTCTCACTAGGCCACAATTGCATCGTACAACTGTCAATACAGTCGGCTACGTCCTGCAAATTATGAGTGTTATCGTATTCTAAAGCAGGTTGTAAGATTTTCTCTACTTTTTGAAAAGATACAGCCCATAATGGTAGTTCACCATTAGTTTTGTACTTCTCATAGTCAATCATCTCAAACTGCCAGGCTTTCCATCAAAACGAATAACACCAACTCGCCAATCAGTTAATCTCACGCCTTCAATCTTTGCAGCTACCTGTCTGCCACTAATTCGGACAGAAGTAGGATTAGCCATTGAATATGGGCCATGATTGTATTCAGTAGCATTAGGATAGAACTTAGTGCTAAACCGCACTTGCACATCACCTGCAGTCTTTTCATCAGGAACCAGTCCTGTCAGACTCATAGTCCTATCACCAACACCTAACTCTACTGGTCCAGACTCAGCAAAAATAGTCTGTGAGTCATAATTAAAACCAATTTCATGCTCATAGACATATCCGTCTGTAGAAACCATGATTGGATTGGAGAAGATTCCACGATCTGTCCCGCAAGTACGAGCCAAAGTGCCAATAGCCCAATGGTTCTCACGATAGTTGTAAGAAACGTAAGAATCTACCTCGTTTGATCCAGAACTAGGGTAAAACCACCAAATCTCACCATAAGCAGAATTATGGACGCAGTAAACCTTGGATGATTGAGTCATGTTCATGTTGCTGAACACATAATCAGATACATCTGAGTTCAAAGGCTTGACATAGCCATCGTATATCCAGAATCCTGATCCAGACATCCAAATACACGCATTGTCAGTAGCTGCTACTGCTTGCTTAGAAATAACGCCACAACCTGTACCTACACGCTCAAAACTGTAGATAAATGGAGGGCCAATGTATGTTGCAGTATGTACATCTACATCTGTAAACAAAATAGTCGCACCACGAATCCGTTTGGCACATTGCAAAGAACCAATAGTGGTCAACTCAAAGTCACCAGCTTGGTTTGTAGCAGCAGGAGTCCAGACTGTGTTGTCTTCTTGGTCACACCATTGGACTTTACGGGGATTGCCACCTGCTCCCAAAGCAAATAAGAATCGTTCTTGAGTAACAATCAGACCAGTACAGCTTGTTGGTGCGTTAGTAATTACTGCGGCATCAACACCAGTATCCAGTTGCCATTCAAGCAACTTACCATCTTTTGATGAGCAAGCTACCAAATACTGACCCCAAGTATCCATGCTCCATGTAGTAGCAGAAGTGTATTGGCCTAAGTCTGGTCTAGCAACACCATAGGCAAAGTTGCCATAAGTGCTATAGCCGTAACCAATCTTCAAAACAGCATCAGGATCGCCAACTGTAAAACCTGTTGGAGTGATGTCTGTCAAAGTACCGCCTTCATTCATTGCATATAGCTTTGAATGTGTACCAATTCCGATACGTCTGTTATTGGTATTATCTCGCCAGTTAATCAATCCACGAGCCATTCCACTCAATTGAGTAGATGAACGCTTACGCCATCCACCAACAGGGCGAATAGTACCCTCGTACCAACGAACTAGATTAGAACTATTCCAGCGCCCTTTAGACTGGTACTCAGTACCATTCTTGTAAACACCAGGAGGAATTTGAAGTGGAATATAGGCCATATCTGTATTCTATTATGGTGGCGTTGGAAGTGTGTCTGGCAATGGTGCTACATAAGTAACACTAACAACTGCAGATGGTATACCAGGGTGAGGGCTTGTTGCTGAAGTAGTTTCTAAAGTAACAGCGGTATCGCTTGCCGCCCAAAAGAATTGTAAATATTGACCTGCGCTTAAGTCAATACTAAAGTTCCAGTTAATATTTAAATGATTATCAGAACCTTCAAGTGTATATTGATGAGTTGTGTACCCAAGGGTAGTCCCATTACGTTTCATCCAAATAAACAGATCTTTTGCAGATGAATTTGTACTTTTTGTTTGACCAGAAAACTGAAACTGATACACACCACCATATACAGCGGTAATCTTTGAACTATCAACAATACTTATGTGGTTTCCCAAATATGTATTGTTAAAAGTAATTGCGTATTCAGTATTAGTAGCCGCAATAGTTTGATCTTGTGTGCTGAAGAACAAGCCATTTGGTGTATCAATGTATCTAGCGCCTGCAGGACCAAATAATGATGATAAAACACCTATCAACCTTATAAAGAACAACCTCAAAATGTTGTTGTTCTGGTTTTGTAAATTTTGAGAATAAGAAGCACCAGAAGTACCCAAAGGAGGTACTGGTGGTACTTCTAATTTCTGATTAGCCATTACTTCTTAATCCATGTTTGCCACACAGCACCTGCGGCAACAATAACGCCGCCAATCCATAGAATTGGTTGAGCAATAGAAGCAATCCACCCAAGAACTTTAATAGCTCCTTGGGCGGCATCAATTGCCTCTACAAGACCTTTTGTATTGTTGTCAATGCGATCAACCTTGCTTTCAACAGCAACAAGTCTTTCGTAGATTTGCTCGTGGCTTACATCACTCATGGTGCATCAGGCCAAGTAACAGTCCAAGGAAATCCAGATTGCGCTGTGACATCACGCAAGGCTTGACGATATGTAGCCCATGCTTGTTTATCAACAGGTGCATCTGCTACTTGCGTCCAATCAGAAGCAGTAAGTTTGTCATTACGTTCAGCACGAACTTGACCAGCTTTTTCTTCATCAGGAATATCCTCAACAGTAAATACACGATTTACTTGAGTGCCATCAAATACATAGTTAGGGCCAGCAATGCGTTCACGCTCTGTGTGGCTAGGTTCATTACCCACGATTGGGTACAGACCAAACGCTTCTAAGCCAGACGCACCAGCAGGGATGCTGGTGTTACCCACCGTTGTCGGCAGGGTTACGTTGTAGCGAGTGATCTCGCCGTTTTCAATGAGTGCGTACATTAGAATTGTCCTCCGTCTAGTGGTGTTGCTGTGACGGTGAAGTTGCCGCCTGTGCCTGAGTTTGTGCCAAACGATGCTGGATTAAAGCGCATATAAACCGCTGGTGTTGGTACTGTTGCCGCTGTAATTGCCGATGGAAGATCAGTTGGGTTTCCAAAGCAGTCTCGGAACAATAAACGATTTGCTTCTTGGCTAAAGTCAATGTAATTAGTCGTCCAATAAAGTTCGCCTATTTTTCCATCGTATTCATCTGAGCTTGAGTTAGCATAAGAAACACCTATTGCCTCATTAGTGCTTGACGCAAAATTTATATCCGCATTTGTGTATGTTGTCCACGTTGTGCTGTCTAACGCACCATTTACATAGATTTTTCGATTTGATGAGTTTGAAAGATCAATGCAACCTTGAATACAGTATTGCGTTGCAGTAGCAAAAACAGTCCCCGTCCCTGCGCTAAGTATTGTTGTGTTTGCAGAATTTCTTGCGGTGATCACAAATTGAGTTGCAGCAAACCTTAATTCAAATCTCAAAGCCGTTCCATTATAAAAACAGAAAATTGTTCTTGCCCCTGTCAAAGTGTCTGGTCGAACCCATACAGAAAAAGAAAATGTCTTGCCGTTTGAAACACCAGAAAGTGCGCCAGACTTTAATAAATAATCGGTTGGAACAAAGTCAGCCCAATTCCCCCAAAACTCATTAGGCCCACGAGCGCCCGTGTACGGGCCAGCGTTAATCGTGAAATCACCACCTGTGCCGTAGTTCTTACCAGCGTAGTGACCATACATTGGCAAGTAAATAATTGGACTTGTACCTGTTGGTAATTCACCATTAGTACCAAGATCCGCTGGCTTTGCATCAATGCCTGTACCAGTAACAAACTTAGCTAGGTTTGAAGCTACAGATAGGTCAATGTAGCTGGTGTTGAACCAGACTGCACCAAGGCGACCATTGAAATATTGCGAAGGCGTGGGGTTTGCTCCAATGTAATACCTTGGAGTTGTTGTTATTGCATAGTCAATGTTTGTAGACGTATATACCGTGAAATACGTTGTGGCTTGTACACCGTTTACATACAAGTGATATTTGTTTGCGTCTGATGTATCAAACGACAAGACAAGAACATAGTTTCTGTTTGCTTTAATTTGTGCGTTTTGGCTAAGAGCAAAAACTTGACTACCAGCGGAGTCATAGCCTTCAACCGTTATCTCGCCGCTACCAACTTGTTGAGCTTGAAAAACTTGTGATTACATAAAGGGATGTGGCATCAACATTGAAGGTACAAGCAAAAGTTCCTTGCTTACCATCAGCAATACCTGATGGCGCAGTCGTGCGGCTCAAATACTGAGTGCTTCCATCTAAATCACTATAAGGAGCATTGTATTGATTAGCCCCACGACCAGAACGCTCAACAGAACCAGTTAAAGCAAAATCACCACCAGTACCTAAGTTGGTAGCAACTGTACTTGGGCTACTCATTGGCAAATACATAATTGGACTTAGTGATGCTTGACCAGAAGCTGGCTTCATATCTGATGTAACAAACAATCGTCTATTTGCAGTTACAGTAAAGTCTCTATATGTGTAGTCAAGAAATAAATTAGACAATCTACCTTTGAGTCTAGTAGGACCATTAGTTGAATATGCAATTCGATAGTTAGTGTTTGTAAAGTCTATGTTTGCATTTGTATATGTTGAATAACTAAATGTCATAGCAACATCATTTATGTACAAATGACGTTTTGCTGTGTTTGTTAAATCTACTGAAACTAAAATGTGATTAAATGTATTTAGAGCTATTGCTGGTTCAGTTGGAGATTGAGAAAAAGCATTTAGCACAGCTGTACCTGCGCTGTTTTGCATATAAACATTAAGTCTTCCAACACTAGAATCAATGTATATTTGTACTTTACTTCCAGCCTCTAGAATTGGCGCAAAGCCAGCTGTATATGCAGAAATATAAACCCATGCACTAAAAGTAAATGTTTTGCCATCAGTATTTCCAATGAAATCATCTGCACGAGTTAAATGATCGTTTGTTCCATCAAAGTCAACAGCCTCTGGGATAGCATTAGATGCTGAAGAAACTTGAGAAGTGTTTGAGCTAAACATCAATCACCTCACAAGTAGTTCTGACCAGCAACAGAACCCCACCAGTATGTACCATCTGCGGTAAATACAAATTTATCACCCTTACTTGCTGTGCTTGTGATTGTTGGAGCTGTGCTAGAAGGCCACTTTACTGCAGCGGGCCATGTAACTGTGCGTGAACCTGTCCCATCTTGTTTTTGCAACAAGATAAAAGATTTTCCTGCTGTTGCAGTAGGGAAAGTGTATGTACAGTTACCAGTTAAAGTAAGAATTTGTACTGATCCATCAGACAAACTGATTGTGTAGGCAGTAGAAGTGTTCGCTGTGTTAACTTCCTCGGTGTATCCATTAGTAAACACACCAGCTTCAATAGTCTTGTTAGTAAGAGTCTGCGTACCGCTAGTAGTTACATCACCACTTGCAGGAGCAGCAAAACCTATGTTGCCAGCCCCATCTGTTTTCAATACATAATTCGCCGTGCTATCGCTAGTTGGTAATGTAAAAGCAGAGACAAATGATGTTAAGTTAGAGTCATAAGCTTGTACATTTGTGCCAATAGCAAGACCCAATGCTGTTCGAGCATCACTTGCAGTCGCAGCTCCAGTACCGCCTTTTGCAATCTTTAGGACAGGACCAGTATCAAACAACGCATCAATAGTATCTAAGTCTGTATTTAACTTAGTACCCCATGAGTCTGTTGAAGCGCCAACTTCTGGCTTTGTTAAGCCTAGATTTGTGGTTGTTGTATCTGCCATGTTTTACCCCTAATAGACTTATTTAAACTGTAGTCCAAGACTCTGAGTTATCTTCAACTGTTGTCCAAGATGCTGACGTATCATTAATTGGATTCCAAGTTTCAGATATATCTGTTTCTGTTTCCCATTTCTTACGAGCATTAATTACAACACTTCCAGTTGCACTAAACTCAATAAGAGCCTTCTGTATTCTTTGACCATAAATTGATGTATCACTTATGGCATCCATTGATACTGCAGCATTCAAAATAACAGTTGAATCAACTGTCATCAATGCTTCTGAAGCTACAGTAGCCGATATGAATGCTATTCGTGTACCAGCTATACTGACTGATGATGCACCCGACATAGTAGCCGCACCTGCAGCACTATATCTCGCATCAATAGAAACTTCACTTTGAGCAGTTAATGTTACTGCACCTAATCTAACTCTTTCAGCACCAACACTTACAGAACTTTGTGCGGCAATAGTCGCCTCACCAAGACTTACTCCATAAGAGTAATTCCCACCTCCGTAATAACCAGAGCCGTAAGCAGCCATATCAGGTCAAAGTAACATCCAAGCTTCCAGCAGGAATCCTGAATACATCACCATCATTAATTGTTCGATCAGCAGTCAATGCTGCCCAGGCAATCATATTTCCGCTTGTTGAAGCATCAAAAATAGCAGCCCAACCAATTGTTCCCCAATTGCCACCAGAAGCTGCATCAAACTCAATAGCAGAACCATTTGTTGCTGTTGTTGGAGATGTTCCAGAAACACTCATTGTTCCTGTGGCTTTACGGGCATAACCATTACCAGTCACCTCAGTACCACCACCTGTATCACTAGGTGCAGCAGTAAACAAACCAACATACCAAGCTGTTGGGCGAGTGACAGATTCAGTAGTCAACAACCACTTTAAAACTAGAGTCTCTGTATAGTCATTAAAAGATGCCATTTATTACCCCAAAGAACGGGCTCGAACAATAGGAGTAGAAGAAACAGATGCCCTTTGATCTGCAACCTCTATGTCGCCCAAGGAGTTGGTATACAACTGACCCCATGTGGCAAGACGTTCATCGTCTTTCAAGTACGGACTTGCTTCTAACAAAGCTCCGTACAAGTACAAGTCTGGGGCATAAGCCAGAAGCCAGTTGCTTGTGTTTGAATCACTCAGCGCAGGAATCTTAGCATAATATGTAAGTTCTGCGGAATAAGTTTGATCTGGTGCAGGGATGAATTCCAACTGCGTACCAGTAATTGTGTAATAAGCTGGCTTACCAGTAGAAATGTACCTACTGGCCTTCAAGCTATCACCATAAGCCTCAGTTACAAACTCAAGCCTAACAATAGGACTTGTGTTTAACTGAAACTCTTTGGCCTGTAACCAGTCTGATGGGTATGCAAAAAATGCTGTTTCAATCTGTCCATTCGCACGTTTAATCATCTGGCGAACACGCAACTTACGATTGAACTTTGCTTCTGCAAGAGCAATAAAACTAGGAATAATGCTAGTCAGATCATCCCGATTGAGATAATCCGCTATCGTAGTTTTAAGTCCTGCAAAAGTATCAAGTGCCATTTTCTACATCCCTGCACATCAATGTATGCTCATGTTTGAATTCAAATGAACCAATATGATGAACCTCTTTTGAAAGGTCTTGGTCAATATAGGTTTTAGTGCCGTTCTCGGCAGCTCTGCGACAAAACCAGACATCTTCGCCCATGTAGTCTTGTGCATTTGGAACCCAAGGGATAGCAAACCAAGGATATTCCATTGTCTTGTAGACTTCGGCTTTTACGAGCATTACACCCATGCCGCAGTAATCTACATCAACTAATCCAGTTGAATGGTCTTCAGTATATACCCTCTGAATAGTTTTTGCATCCTCATCTGTGGTATTTTTTCGTACCGCAATAGGTTCAGTAGGGAATCTACGTTTCGCATAATTGGCACAAACAATACCAGTATCATGCTGTAACAATCGGACTATGGTGTCCTTTGGAAAGCGCATATCGCTATCCAACCATAAAGTGTGTGTGCAACCTGCCTCAATAGCAGATTTAGCTAAATCCTGACGCTGTGCTGACAACAATGTGCCAGAGCTAGTGTACAAAACTACCTTGTGGTTAGTGTT